AGCTTTTGTGGGCACCATGGATTACATTTATTTGGAAACTATGCTTAACTGGGTTTATATCGGTGGCCAGCTTGACAGCTGGTTTGGTACATTCGGTGATGGTTGGAGGAGCATTGACTGTGCTCTTTCTACTTATCTCGGCTCCCCAACAGGGGATGGTATTAATTACGGATATGGTCAGGTCGTTCCCCTGGTACGTCGGGGGAATGAGGAATTGCATAAAGCCGGGCACCACTTTCTTTTTAGTGGGAGACGGTTTGGTCCATCCAGTAATGGATGCGGAATGGTGCTCGGCAGTGGGATCCTGGTTTCCCTACATACTTCAAGGGTTGGAGTATTGCGAAACCTTGGTATCACTGGGAAGAAATTTCGTTTCGACAGCGAGTTCTATGAGCGTTACCTCAAGGGTGACGGTCATATGGCTATCAATGTTGGGATGGAAGTTCCGCCGAACTTTGTGTTCGGCTCTTGTTGAATTTGTAGGCATAATGTTCTACATCTTACGGTTTGGATTTCAGTTAGTGGTTGTAGAACCAGTGACTGTTGTGTGCGAGACCATCGCATTCTTCGTGGGCCGGGTGGCTTTCTTTGTTGCTCTCCCATGGTTTGTTTACGTCGAGTTACGTAAACATTATAGGAATCGTGGTGTGCGGAGCACACTAACCAATCCCGAGATTGTAGAGCCTACAATCCAGGAAAAATTGGACACCCTGTTGGCAATGATGGGAGGTGGGCGATATAAGGAAGGGATCATTAGTGGTTCCGCCCAATTCGCTTGCGATACCTGGCCAACTCAGGTGTTTTCGGTTCGAAATGCGGCCAAAGCTCATGTAGGCTTTGGATATTTTACTCGGGTTCGGGGAAAGTGGTGTATTGTCACCGCATCCCACGTGGCTGTCGCCTGTAAAGGTGGCTCCATTTGGACACCGAAGGCTTCATTTGAAGTCTCTGAGTTAAAGGTCGCTTTCGTCGGAGTCATGGATATGTGCGGATTCTGGGTCCCGCATACCTGGGCAGCAGACATGGGATGCCGGAAGATGAAAGTTGTGAAAACCCCCTCGTTGGGGTCAGTAATCAACATCTTTGGGTATATGGCAGGAAACATGACCAAGTGTGTTGGTAATGTTTCAGGCACCAGTGAACGCTTTATGTTTAAACATACAGCGTCCACTCTCAAAGGTTTCTGCGGCTCCCCGCTGATTATTGGGGAGAATCAGGTTTGCGGCATCCACGTTGAAGCCGACTGCATGGGTTATAACTATGCAGTTACCAACGACATCTTGGAGTCAATGCTTGAGTCAGATGATTATTCTGATGACAGGCATTTGTACGGCCAGTTTGATGAGTTGGATATCGGTGACGATATGGATTACTGGGTCGATGGTGAGCTCTATCACCTCAAGGTTGGAAAACGCCGTTGGCGTGAACTAACCCGTGAGGAGACTGATGTTTACCGGGGCATTGGAACCTTTGGACAAATGGACAGGTGGGCAGACATGGAGGATGAAGATCTTCCGGATCTGGATGCCTGGAAAAGCGGATTTGTTAAAGAATCTGCTGACGAAATCGTGACGGTTAAGTTGCCGACGCCTTCTTTAAAAGGGAAGGAGAAGGAAAACTCGAAACCCGAGGTAGTTTCGCCAAATTCCAAAGGTGGTACAACGAATTCGGCACGGGCGGAGAAAAGGAAACGGCGGAAGATGTCTCGCAAGTTGTCGAAGGAAGCAAAGGTCACCTCCGGGCCTGTGGAACCTTCGGCAAGCGTGCACAAGGTGGAGGGGAGCACAAGCTCCCAACAAACTACGAACGCTGGGCCTACCCCGAAATCAAAGGGTGGTCCTGGCCTAACCGCGACGGTTATGCTGTGCGGCGAAGTTTGGCCCATCACGCAGGCAGACATAAAATCGGCGAAATTCCAGGCAAAGGTCAAAGAACACGTGTCGTGGCAGAAATCGCAGCGACAGGCGAGTATCCAAAAGTCGGCGAACCAGACTGGTTACGCTCGATCTTCGGATTGGGGCGGCGCTCCGAGTTACGTTTCCGTAGCTCGTTCTTCAGTAAAGACGAACCCATCCGGGTCCGGATTGAAAGAGATTTGAACAAGGCTTCAACCCCCGGATACCCATACGCTGTGCTTGCATCGACGAACAAGAAATTGTTTGAAGATTATGGCAACGACATATGGTCTTTGGTTATGGATCGGCTCAATATCTGGTTGGATTACAGTGGTAATTACGAAGATCTTGAAGCTGAGGACTTGGTGAGACTGGGTTTTTGTGACCCCGTCAAACTCTTTGTGAAGGATGAACCTCACTCAAAAGAGAAGGTGAAAGATGGTCGGTACAGATTGATATCTAGTGTGTCAATAGTGGACCAGATAATCGAACGCCTCCTCCATTCACGTCTCAATGGTAATTGCATTGAAATGTGGGATGAGTGTCCATCGAAATGTGGTCTTGGACTACATGATGATGGGATGATCCTGATAACAGAGAGCATCAAGAGACTCATTGCTTTGAGAGGCGAAGTGATGGCTACTGATGTGTCCGGTTGGGATTGGTCCGTACAGGGATGGGAAATTCGCGATGCTATGGAGGTTAGAATTAAGCTGGCACAGGCAACTGAAGACAGCGTATTCGCACACCTTTGTCGCATCAACGCAATGGTCGTGTCTTCTAGTGTCTTCGTTGACCCTGATGGCAACTGTTATGCACAAACGTCCCCGGGTATACAACTTTCTGGCAGGTATTGCACCTCGTCGGACAACTGTTTTATGCGTATTGTAGCATGTCTACATGCGCGTATTATGGCTGGTTTGGAACCCTTGGTTGATGGGAAGTGCGGTATAGATGCTATGGGCGATGATAGCGTAGAAGTGGCGTTCGAGCAGATTCTTGAGCAGTATGAGAAGATTGGACACCGGATAAAAGGCGTAACCTACAACAGCAGTGTTGAAGGGGTTGAATTTTGTTCACAGGTGTTCGCAGAAAGTGGACTGGCTAAACCAGTTCAGGCTTCTAAAACTGTGTTTAGGTTTCTGTCGCGATCGAAGGACACCCAAGAGTATCCTGAACTCTGGGCTCAATTGTCTTGGTATTTAAGACACCTGGGTGGTCCTGAAAAGGAGAAAATCAGGAAGCTTGCGATGGCTCGAGTTGACCGAGTCATAAATCGGATAAATGGTGAATCCAAGAAACCGACGACGCAAGCAAGCGGCTAAGACCCGCAATACCAGAAATGGTAACTCAGGGCAACGTACTGTTGTCCTAACAGCTGGGATCCGGACTGTGACCCTGAACAGGGTGCGCATGAAGGATGTGAAGCTGCTCGCTGACGGTAGTGTGGTGATCACTCCTATTCAAGGGAGTAACATCCACGAATTGTCGCGAGTTCTATCTGACGCTGTCGAGTGGAGGGTGAGGAGTGCGGTGGTCTCAATGGCCCCTATTGTTAATAGGGATTCCATGGGAGCAGTTAGCACTGTTATCTGTCCCGCTGAGACTTTCAGTGGGTCGGATGCTATTCGTGATGGCGGTGGCCAGTCGAAGAATATAGGGTTTGGTGTTCACACATCGAACCTGGTGTTCTCTTGCGACGACTGGTTTAACCATGCGAATCGCGCTGCTGTGATGTGTAGTGCGTTGCAGGGTTCTGGTGCGGACATAACTATGGTATGTACCGTGAACCTCACCGTCCAGCTTCGAGGGCGAAGATAGGTAAAATCCGGGTACAAGTTTGAAGAAATACAGAGATAAATGTTACCCACGACTGTTGAAAGACTATGGTTCCTAGTACCAGACATAAAATTAGGGTCCACCCGAGCATGTGGGAAAAGGCTACGAAAGGAATGCTCTAGTAGAGGAGGACAGTGGGCTGCTTTACTGGGGTGAGCGAAGAACGGTTGTGTGAATTTGGCACATGGCTTTAGAGATCAAGGTAGAAGTGTTTGCAACTTGAAGGCCAGTATGGCTGCATCGCAAGTGCAGTTGTCAAGCTGGTATGGTTGTAGATGGCGGAAGCCCCGCTTTGGTTTTCGAGTCGTTTTGCTCTGGCTTATGGCAAGTGTGTTGTCTAAGTTTGGTAGAGTG